TACAGGCTGGGCAGCATGATCCGGCCGTTGGTGCCGACTTTCAGTTTGTCCAGGGTGTTGGTGTCGTTCGGGTAGATCCGCCACCCGCAGTAGGTGCGGATCCGGGCGCCGGCGACGGCGAGGAAGTAGTTGGGGTCCTGGGCTTGGAAAGACGCCCAGTCCGGGTCGTTGGGGTCACACAGCGGCGGGTAGGGATCACGTGGAGCCGCCGGCGACGATACCGGACTGGGCGTAGTCATTCCTCGGCCTCTTGCAGCAGGGCGATCAGCTCCGCCTTGCGGGCTGAGGCCGGGTAGTCGACGCCGAGCTGGGCGAGGGCGTCTTTGAGTTCGGGCACCGTCCAGCCTTCGAGGTCGACTTCGGCGGCCTCTTCTTCATCCCACAGCGACGGCTGCTCGGGTGGGGCCTCGCCGGCTGCGTCGGTGAGGGGTTGCGCGCTGGCGAACGGCTCGAGTGGAATCCCGAAATCCGAGTCAGCCAACTCGAACGCCGTCTGCGGGGTGTCGGGGCCGATAGTGCAGGCCAGCCGCTCCAAATGCTCCGGCACCAGCGCCCCCACCGCCGTGAACCGCTCCACCGCAGCGATAATCGACAACTCCCACGCCACCCGCTGGTTACGCACCCAAATCTTGCCCGGCGGTGGGGGCGGCATCCGCCCGAACCGGCCCGGCGTCACCGCAACCATCACGCCACCGCGATACTGGTCGCCGTCGTCGTCACCTGCGCGGTAGCCCCCACCGCAGGGGCCACCGCATGAGCCGCCAGCAACCAGTTATGCAACGCCAACAGCGAACACGGCGTCGTCAACGCCCCCGGCGGCACTTTGATCGGCCCCAACTCCTGCACAGAATCTTTCGCAGCCATGGGCAAAGCCTAACGCCGGAGCGTGCCACCAGGGTGATTGACGCGCGGTGATCAGCGGCTGGACAAATGCCCAACCGCTGATCAATGACTAACTCTCAGAAGGTGGGAGCGGTCAAACCGGTGATCGTCACCACCGACTGGGGGTAGCGGGCGGCGGTGAAAGCTAGGTAGTTGTACACCTGCAGCAGCACGGTCAGGTTTACTGCCCTGGTTTCCGGCAAGACCCTCGCGCGGATCCCGCTCTCCCAAAGTATGAGGTCAGAGGACCGCATCACGTAGATGATGTCTTCGGTGCCGGCGCCGGAGGTGGTAGCGATGTTTGGGTCTGTTACCACCGGGAGGCCGTGGATGTTGCCGACGACTTGCTGGGAGTCGACGTCGGTGAGGATACCGGCGGCGTTGAACGGCATGTTGCCGTTCGGGAGCACCAGGGGGCGTTGCTGCCCGTCGAGCAGGGACAGGAACCAACCCCACCGGCGGGGGTGCATGACGATCACTTCGGGCGGCAGGAAGCGGGTGGTGTGCACGGTTTGCACCGCGTTCGCCAGCGCGCTGTAGACGCCGGCGATGGTGACCGCGGACGCGGCGACCGTCGAGATACCCGGGGTGTTGCCGACACCCAGCACCTGGCCGCTGGACCCGGTGCCGCCGATGACCTGGTTGTCGAGGACGGCGGCGTGCGCGGCGACCAGGTCGCGGAACACCACGTCGTCGAACGCGATCGGGGACTGGTCGATCAGCTGGATCGCCACCCCCTGCTGACCCGAAATCGTGCGGACGGGGGCGTTGATGAACGTGTCCGTCAGGGCGGTTTCCGACACGGCGGTGTTGTCGGCGGTCTGCACGCCGACGGTGGTGCCGGTCAACATCTTCGGCACGTTGATGGAGTCAGTGCCGCCGGGCAGCGGTTGGCGTTGGGTGACGTTCGCGAACGCCCGCCCCGGACGCGCATAGGTCACGTACTGATCCATCAGCCACGCTGGTGGTACCGCATATCCGCCGGAGCCGTCGACCCGGGAAATGTCGGCGCGGTACTCCTGGTATTCCGGGTTGGTGGCCACATCGGAGGCGTGGTCGAACAGGCGGCGCCGCGATTCCCCGTCGGGGTCGAGGTTCATCGTCAACCGGATCAGGTCTTTCACATACGAGCGCTGGTGCCGGTTCTCTTTGGTGTAGACCGCGGACTCTTTGACATGGATGGCGGCCTGCTGGGTGTGCCGAACCTTGGCGAGGTTGTTGGCGATGGTCCCCGACCGGCGGACTTCTTCGCCGACCTCTTGAATGCGTTTGTCGAGGGCTTCGATGTTCTCCCCGAGACCGCGCATCTCCTCGACATGCGCGCGCACCTCGGCGTCCTCTTCCGCGGAGAGGGTGTCGCCGTGCTGGTCTTTGGCGACCATCAGGATGGCGGTGGCTTTGCGTTCCAGGTTGCCGCGTTTCTCCACCAGCTGGGCGCGCTGGTCGATGAGGCGTTTCAGGAATTCTTCCATCGAGTTGTTTTCGACGGCGTCAGTGTTAGGCATGACGGCGGCTCTTTCTTTGGGCGTGACAAAGGGGGGGTTGGCCGTGTCGGCCGTGCCCGTGCCGGGCCGCCGCCGTTCTGTGCCAGATTCGCGACTAGGTGCCGATGATAGCGCTAGGGGGCCAGGGTGGGTGGCAGCGACACGCGGACCTTGTCGAGTTCGGCGAGGCGGGCGGTGATGCTGCGCAGCCCGGCGGGGTCGGCGGCTTCCCGGACCATCTGCAGCGCCGCGCTGATCGGGCCCACGGCGATGGTGTCGTTGGCGGGGCAGCCGAACGCCTCCTCATCACACCCCTCAACACCGTCCTCGTCGTCGTCGTCTTTGGTGTAGGGGACTTCGGCCGGGTCGGCGGGCCCCAGCGGCAGATAGTCGCCGCGGGTGATGGCGGGCGCGGGCGCGCTGTAGGGGATCGGCGGCGCCGACTTCTTGTCGTCGCCGCTGATGTCGACCCCGAGCCGCTTGCCCGCCGACTTGATCCGGCCCAGGATCGCCTGGTACTGCTCTGCGGTGTAGCGGCTCTTGTTCTGGGCGAGCCGGGCCGCCGCATTGCGGACCCGCGCAGCGTTGTTGAGCGGGTAGCGTTTGACGCCGTTGCCGCCTTTGGCGGGATTGCCCTGCGCGTCGAGGTAGCCGGGGTCACCGAAGTTCTCCACCTCAGCGTATTTTTTGGGTTTGTCGGCGCGGTAACTGTGGGCGGCGGCGTCCAGCGCGTCGGCCAGCCCCGCGTCCAAACGGCGCAGCTCCACCAGCTGCCCCTCCGACAGGGCGGCGGCGGCCTCGACCGCATCCCCGATCGCCACCTGGGTAGCCGAATTCGCGCCATAATTAACGACGCTCACATCTCCATGATGCAGCGACACCTCGGTGATGGTGCGCGCCGTGTACGAGGAATCCCACAGCTGGTCTTTCACCCGGAACCCGAAGCTCATTTCGTCCATGTTGGAGCGGCCGTTGGCCTGCGGTTTCAGCTTCGGGATCAACCTTTGCACATCGGGGTCGGCCGGATCCAGCAGGGCCCGGATCTTCAGCCCGGTGCGGTCACGAGCCAAAAACAGGGTGTCGGTGGTGGTGCGGGCCAGCGCCATCCCCTCATGGTTGACCAGCAGCATCACGTCGGGTTTGCTGGCCAGGGTGACGTCGAACGCGCCGCGCTGCAACTGCTCGGTCCACCCGCCTTTGTCGGGGCCGCCGTACACGTCGTAGGGGTCGAAGGTGGCGGCGTAGCCTTCCAGCACGATCCGGCCGTCGCGGTCTTGGCGGTATTCGAACGGGCACGCCGCCCTCGTTTCGGGGACGTTGAGCAGGTTGACGCGGTTAGCGACGGTGGTCATGGTGTTGCTCCTACCGGGGATCCGTTGGTTGACGGGGTTTGGGGGCGCCCACCGAACCCGGGCTCGGTGTCGGCGGGTTTCTCCCCAGCCGGGCCTTTCGCGGCCAGCGCGGCGGTTTTCGCGGGATCGAACCCGGCCGGCGCCATATTCACCGGCTGCAGGAAGGTGTCGAGGCCGCCCGCGGGTTCCATTTCCTCTTTGGCGCGGACTTCGTTGCGGTTGATGAACCCGGCCTGGATCGCCGTCTGGTACGCCTTGTAGCGGCTGTCGATGTCACCCTTGAGCAGCGCGTCGAAATCAAAGCTGATGTATTGGCCGCGGGGCAGCAGATCCGAGATAGCCGACTCAATACAACTCGTCCAGGCCCGGAACGTGTAGGTGATCGCCCCCTGGGTGAGCTGCTGGATGCCGGTGCCCCACGCGGTGGTGGCCTTGGTGTCGCCCAGCAGCACCGGCGGGACACCGAACATGATGCAAATATCAGTCCTTTGGAATTCTCGGGTCTCCAGAAACTGGGATTCGTCTGGGCTGATGGACAGGTTCTGCCATTTGAAGCCGCCGGTCAACACCGCCGGCAGCCGCCGCCCACCATGCGATGCGATCCAGTTCTGCTGCTGGCGCTCCACGGCATCGGTATCCAGGTTCTGCTCGGTCATCAACAAACCACTCGGGCTGGCGCTTTCTTTAAACCACCGATAGCCGTACTCCTCGGCCGACAGGGACAGTCCGATGGCGACGGCGGCTTGCCGGATCGGGGACAGTCCCCACGGTTCGCCGGGCATGGTGAACCGGCGGATATGGCAAATGTCGTTTTTGTTGACCGCTTCGCCCATGACCCGGTAGATCGGGTCGAACCAGGCGAGGATGTCGGGGCGGCGTTCCAGAAAGACGATGTCCGGGTGCATCGGCATCAGCGCCGTCGGTGTCCCGCCGGCGTCGCGGCTGGTGATCAGATGATACGAGTTGCCGCGCAGGGCGAGGCCGGCGATCACCATCCATTTCCACTGGTAGAGGTTGAAGCCGGGGAAGGGTTGGCGGATGATGGCGGGCTGCGGGTTCAGCTCGACCGGGACACCGTTTTTGTCTTTGCGGTACGCCTTCCACGGCAGCGACGCG